AAGAACAAATTAATAAACACATAAATTAAAAACAATGATTGTATTAAACATCAAAAAAGAGGACATCAAATTTACTGCACACAAAAACGGAAATTCTTATGCAACAATAGTTGTAGAGAAACGTAAAGAGTTAGATAAGTTTGAAAATACGCACAAAGTTTACAACGGACAAACCGCAACTGAAAGGGCAGAGAAAGCCAAAAAGGAATATTGCGGAAATGGCAAAGAGTATGTTTGGGAAGGCAAGAAAGAGTTTGCCCAAAACAAACAGGAGGCAGAAGATTCTGACCTACCTTTTTAATTATAACAAAACTTTAACAAATGAGCCAAAACAAACAAATCGCAGACTACCTAAATAAAGGTAAAAAGCTAACCCCAATTGATGCGTTAAACAAATTCGGATGCTTTAGATTAGCAGCACGAATAGCAGATTTAAGGAACGAAGGAATGAATATTGTTACTAATACAATCAAGCTGGAGAATAAGAAGCAGATTGCCCAATATTCAATAAAATAGCTTATCTTTGAACAAGAATGTTGCAGATTCTATTCTAAACTTATTGCCCGAAGATGCGTTGGTACTGCAACTACCAGCAATTCCGAGGGCTTTTTTATTTATGAAAAGTAATACATATTATTTCAGCCACGATTATAACGCTGCAAATGATACAAAAATCCTGTTTTTACGGCATCAATTAGGAATGGAAGGCTATGGTATTTATTGGTATTTAATTGAACAATTAGCCAACGCTGGAGGCAAATTACCCCTTGAACTTATCCCTGTACTTGCTATGCAAATGCACTGCACTGATGTAAAAGTCAATGGGGTATTAATGAATTTTGGCTTATTTACAATTGTTTCAGGGGAGTTTTGGTCCGAAAGATTAGCCCATCATTTAGAACTACGATTAAAGTTAAGCGAAAGCGGTAAAACAGGTGCAAATAATAGGTGGGGTAATAGGGGGGCTATTGGGGAGGTTAATGCAAAGGAAAGTAAAGTAAAGGAAATAAAAGAAAAGGAAAGTAAAGTAAAACAAACTAAAGTAAAGGTTTTACCCATCCTTTTTAAGGATAGTATTTACAATGATATAGAAGTTTTTAGTCAATCTTTTATTGGAACTCAATACGAATCTGCTAACTTTAATTTTTACTATGAGAAAGTTAAGAATTGGTCAGATTCTAAAAACAACAAAAAAGTAGATTGGATAGCTACCACAAAAAATTGGATGGCAGATGATATGGCAAATAATAAATTCATAGATATAAACTTTAACCCAAATGCAAAACGAACTAATCCAAATCAGCAACTCTCTTATGCTGAACGAGAATCCCAAAAACGAAATAGCTTATAAATTAACCGATAAATACGAGGTTAAAATTTATGAGGCAATAAATTCAATGAGTATTAGTAAATGCTCAAAAATAGAAGTAAAAGAGGTACTTAAAACCTGTTTACAATTAAGCGGAACACAAACACCAGCAATGGATGACTTTGACTTTATAGTTGATTTTGTACTTGATAACTACGGAATATTTAAACTAAAGGAATTAAAAACCGCATTTGAAATGTTAGCAGCAGATAAGTTATCAGTTGAAAAACATATCATATTTAACCCTAAATTAATCGGTGAAGTAATGTCTGCCTATAAAAAGATAGCAGTACAGGTAAGGCAAAAAACACAAATAAACGAAATAAACGAAACACCAATGCAAATAGATGAGGAACAAGCAATTAAAGATGAGCAAGATTATTGGAACAAATCAGAGCAAAAGAATTGGCGGTTTTTAAACCATCAAGTATTTGACTATTTATGGAAGCGAAAACAAATTAAAATATCAAAGGAACAAGGCGAAACAATTAAAGCCAAAGTAAGGGCAGTATTTTTAGCACAATCCAAGAAACCTGATGATATGCTAATTGATGATGAAACAATGAGGCAGCAATGTAAAAAATATACTTTAATGATGCACTTTAATAACCAGCTATGAAAATAATATTAACAATATTAATTTGGGAAGGAATCAAGATTATTTACTATAAAATAATAAACCGATGAAAGAACTGTTTAAACTAACAATAGAGTTTACAAGAATATTTATAGGCTTTATGCTAGCAATTACCATATTAGTAACATTTGACCTATACTACGAAATTAAACGATTGATAAAATCCATATAGTTGTTTTTATACTATAAAACCCTAATTTTGCATTATGGCTTTACAATCAATCCCAAGATTAACCGCAAAGGCACAACAAATATTCAACCGATACATAAGGACTAGAGATGAAGGTTTGCCTTGCATAAGTTGTGGAAGTAACAATGGTAATCAAGCAGGGCATTATTTTAGTGTGAAAGGCTTTTCTGCATTGCGATTTAATGAATTTAACGTACATTTGCAATGTCCCGCTTGTAATATGTATAAGTATGGTAATTTGGCAATGTATAGAATTGGCTTGGTTAATAGAATAGGACATAAGGCAATTTTAGAATTAGAAAATGAAGCTATAAATAAACGTATTAAAAAATGGGATAGGACTGAATTAAATGACATAATTCAAAAATATCAACAATGACACCAATAAAAGGTTATGAAGGCTTATTTGTAATTACGGATGATTTAAAAGTAATTTCATTGCCAAGAAAGGGAACTTTAGGAGGCGAGGTAAAGCAATTTTTAAATATAGAAAATGGATATTATCGTGTAAGTTTAACAAAGAATAATAAACGAAAAAAGACAATGGTGCATCGTTTAGTAGCTGAACACTTTATACCTAATCCGCATAAATACCCACACGTTGACCATATAAACGGAATAAAAACTGATAACAGGATTGAAAATTTACGTTGGTGTACTAGAATACAAAATATGTTATTTGATAATCAAAAGCAAAGAAGAAATAAACGAACCGACTTAAAAGGTGTTTCTTACAACGATTTAAATAATAAATTTGGTTCGGAAGTAAAATTTGATGGATATAGAAAATGGCTAGGTTATTTTGATACAAAAGAACAAGCAAGAGAAGTATATTTGCAGGAATACGATAAATGGTATAAAAAACAAATATTATAATGGCGAAACTAAACCCATCAGGCAAAGTCCAATTTGGAACTCGTAAAAAAGGTAAAGCAAAGAAATCTTATAATAAACATACACCAAAACCAAAACCTTCAAGGGGACAAGGATAATGAAAGATACATTTTGTAAAAGAGAATACAAGTGCAAATGTGGAATTACCACCGATTATGTATGGGAATCACAATTGCCAAAACACGAAGTAAAATGTTGCCAATGTGCGAAGTCTTTAGGATTTAAAGACATAAATAAAAAAGAAGTTCCACAAACACCATCCATAAGAACACCAACAAAGAACCGATAATGTTAATCAACGAAATCAAACCAAACCCAAACAATCCTAGAATTATAAAGGATATTAAGTTTAAACAACTTGTTAAGTCAATCCAAGATTTCCCCCAAATGCTTGAACTCCGACCAATTGTTATTGATGAAAACAATATGGTTTTAGGTGGCAATATGAGATTAAAGGCTTGTTTAGAAGCTGGAATGACCGATGTACCTGTAATCCACGCTAACAATTTAAGCGAGGAAAAGAAAAAAGAATTTATCGTAAAAGACAATGTCGGTTACGGAGAGTGGGATTGGGATGAATTGGCAAATTCTTGGAACGTAGAAGAACTTACGGATTGGGGATTAGACATACCAAACTTTGATGTAAACAATTTAGAAGCCGAAGAAGATGACTTTGCAGTACCTGATGGCGGAACTGAAACCGATATTGTATTAGGGGATTTATTTGAGATAGGCGAACATAGATTGCTTTGTGGAGATAGTACGGATAGCGAACAAGTGGCAAAGCTAATGAACGGACAAAAGGCAGATATGGTATTTACCGACCCACCATACGGAGTAAGTTATAAATCAAATCATAGAAAAAATAATTCAAAGACACAATTTGATGTATTAGAAAATGATGATAAATTCCTTGATTTTAAGCCAAATTTAATTTTATATACAAAAGAAACATCTGCTTGGTTTATTTGGACTTCGCATCAAGTATATCCAATATGGAGAGATATGTATGAAGAATATTATATAAATACAATTATTTGGGATAAAGGCAAAATGAGTATGGGGGATTTAAGTAGCTATGGTAATAATTATGAAATGGCATTATTTTGCTCACAAGGGAAACCAAAATTAAAAGGGGAACGCAAAAAAGCAATATGGGAAATAAATGTTGAAGCAGGTTCAGAATATGTGCATCCAACACAAAAGCCAATAAGTCTTTCAGCTTATGCAATACCTGATTTTATAAATGAAAATGATTTAGTATTAGATTTATTTCTTGGTTCAGGTTCAACAATGGCTGCTTCACATCAACTTAAACGCAAATGCTATGGTATGGAACTTGACCCAAAGTACTGCCAAGTGATTGTAGATAGAATGAAAAAACTTGACCCAACCTTGATAATCAAAAAGAACGGATTACCTTTGTAATTCAGTGATAATACAACGATAATGCCTAATCCACAAAACTTAACCCCATTCCCAAAAGGAGTATCAGGAAACCCAGCAGGGAAACCAAAAGGAGTTGAACATAGCAAAACAAGACTATTGCGTTTACTTCAATTAGTTACCAAAGTGCGTAACCCCGTTACAGGCGAAGATGAGGAGTTTACAATAGCTGAACAACTAGATATGAAGATAATTGCAAAGGCAATGAAATCCGATTTAAGGGCTTATCAGGAAATACTTGACCGATTAGAAGGCAGAGCAAAACAAACAACCGATATAAACGCAAACATTCAAGGTAGCGTTCAAATAGTAATACAAGAAGATGACCGATGCAAACCAATTGAAGATTAATGCAACACCTGTATTCTTTGCTAACAAAAGAGCATACGAAGGCAATTATCCTGTCATTTGCAATGAAGGTGGCACAAGGAGTTCAAAGTCTTATTCCATTGTTCAGTTACTGATTGAGATTGCTTACAACAATCCAAAGACTAGGATTTCAATTGTTTCGCATTCCCTTCCACATATCAAGCGTGGAGTTTATAGGGATTTTAAATCAATAATGGAGAATTGGGGTTTATGGCAAGACAATGACTTTAGCTTTTCCGATTTTATATACACTTACCCAAATGGGTCTTACATTGAACTGTTTGGATTAGAAGATGAAAGCAAGGCAAGAGGACCAGCAAGGGATGTGCTATTCATAAACGAAGCTAACTTAATCAAAAGAACTTTATACGACCAATTACTAATGAGAACCACAGGTAAGGTTTTCCTTGATTGGAATCCTGCCGACTTTGTTAATTGGGTTTATGAAATAGCCGACAATCCTGAAAACAAACGCATCCATTCTACCTACTTAAACAACCTGCCTAACCTATCCGAATCACAAATAAAAAACATTGAACAGTATAAAAACCTACCTGATGACTTTATGTGGAAGGTTTACGGATTAGGGGAACGAGGTGCAGCAAAAGAACTTATCTACACCCAATGGAAACAATACGATACCGCACCCGAAGGCGATGTATTCTATGGGCTTGACTTTGGGTATGTGCATCCAGCTGCACTAAT